CTGTTTCTAATCCACCAAGTTTAGAAATTATTTCTTTTTGTGTCATGGCTCCTTTTAATCCAGAAAAACCAAAACCTCTTTCTTTATAAAATTTTTTAAACTCAAGTCCTTGTGCTTCAAGTTGATTTAATCTTTTAACTCCAAAATTTTTTTTACTTCCTGGTGGTTCAAGTGAGAGATAAGGCAAAGAGTTTTTTGTTTTTTTAGAAGTTTTTAAAGCATCCTCCATATTGTTTTTTACAATTTCATTAGCCAGTCTTTTATCATTTGCAGCTAATGCAGCCTCTAAATTATCAGTCGCTTGTGACAAACGACCCAGATAACTAGCACCGCTTTTTTGATTTACATCTTGAGCTAGTAGTCTAGAGAAAACAGAATATTGTCCAGCACCTTTAAAACCACCTATACTTGTTCCAACATACTCATCAAGATTAAATTTTTTAAAATCTTTAAAACCTAATCTATTAAATTCTGCTTTTATTTTACCTTTGTACTTTGAAAAAGTAGCTGTTTCACTTCCAAATTGTTGATCAATGTTAGACATAGCAAGATCATAGGCTTCTTTTTTATAAACGTTTCCAAATGGAGCATTTTCAATCATATTATTAAGACGTCTAGATAAAACTTTATCTGGTTTAATATTATCTAACCCTCTGTACTCTGCATTGCCTCCAGCTACCTGTGAAATAAGTAGAGTTGATCTAGCTAATTTACTACTTGTTAAATTTAGTTCTGGATATTTGTTTGTATATTTTTGTAACATTTTTAATTTATCAACATCATCTACAGTTTTTATCTTTTTTAAATCGTTCATAAATTCTGTATCATCTGCTAATATTCTAACTCTATTAGTTACGTCTTGAGTTAATTGACCAAATGTTTTTGGTATATAAGTCTTTAATGATTTTATTTGTGCGCTTGTAGGTTTATCGTAATAAATATATTCT